TTTTATGTTCCATATAATACAGATCAAGGTTCTCCAGATACATATGCTAACTTTTTTCATAATGTAACTGGTGAGAGTAGATTAGATCCAGTACAAAAGAAAAGATACCCTGGATTAAAATATCTGGGAACTTATACTATAGAACCTGAAAGAGCATCATATTATACATATTCTGCTGGTACTCAAGTACCTGATAGTGATGAAATTTCGTCTAATACTGGTACTATAGCATTTACTAAATGGTTACCTATGAATAAAAATGTATATTTCAACGCTGATGCCTCCAGTACACCTTCTAATATTAAAGAAAGGGGAGGTATCGTTATAGTACCATATGCTACATTAAATACTTCCAAAGATGGAGTAATATTGCCTGGTGATACAATAGTATTGAATGGTAAAATGTCGGCAACTGTATATTTTAAAGATTTATAGATTAGGTGGCAGTATAGTATTACCTGCCACCTTTGAGACATTTTTTTTTTCTTGATAAGTAGTAGTTATATTCTTATTAAAATGGGGGGCAATAGATATAGAAATTTTTGTTTTACAATAAATAATTTTACAAATACCTGTGAGATACTCATAGGTGAGTTATTTGATGAAAAAGCTAAATATTTAGTGTATGGTTATGAAACTGGTGAGAGTGGAACACCTCATTTACAAGGATATGTAGAGTTGAAGCAACAGGTATCCTTTGAGACACTAAAGAAATATTTACCAAGAGCTCATATCGAGCATAGAAAAGGCACATCACAACAGGCAGCTGATTATTGTAAGAAAGATGGATTATTTAAAGAATATGGTACAATATCAAAGCCTGGAAAACGGACAGATTTAGAAAATGTGGCGAATGAAATAATATCAGGTAAGTGCGTAAGAGACGTTGCTGTAGAATATCCAGTAGTATTTATTAAATTTCATAAAGGGATTAAGGAATTACGTAATAACGTAAGTACCGTAAGAGACTGGAAACCAGAAGTATTTTGGGTTCATGGAAGAACAGGAACTGGAAAAACAAAGTATTTTTATGATAATTTTAAAGAAGATACATGGGTATGGTCGCCACATATGGGTACTTGGTTCGATGGTTACGATGGTCAAGAAAATGTTCTATTTGATGATTATCGCGGAGAATTTACATATGGTATGCTTTTAACATTATTAGATCGGTATGAATGTAAAGTACAAGTTAAAGGCGGTATGGTACAATTTAAACCTCGTAATATAGTTATAACATCACCTCGTTTACCTGAGCAAATCTATTGCCCATTACCAGAAGGAGATAGTATTAATCAACTATTGAGAAGAATTGATAAGACAATAGAAAAGAAGATCATTTAAAAATTTTTTATAATTGAGATGAATACATGAAAAAACAAAAAAGGTAAAAAACATGTAATGGGGCTTTAGTATATGCCCCCTCTCGCCCTCGAGAGGGGGATATAATAAAACCCTAATGTATTTAGCTTTTTTGTATTAGTATCAGTATAAATTTTTTTTCTTATTTTATAATAGGACATTATAGAAATGCCAGATAAAGGAAGAGGACATATGAGAAAAACAAGAAAGACTTATCGTAAGAGAACTTACAAGAAAAAAGGAACATCATTATCAACTAAGAGATTAGTATCATTAATTAAATCTGTGAATATTAGACAATCTGAAACTAAGTATAAAACACTTAGTTATGATTGGGAGGCTATGGTTCACGGTGGTATATATCTTACTGATTTATGGAGTTCAACTGTTAATTTATTTCCTGGACAGAATAGTACTGATTCTGGAAGAATAGGAGATAGAATAGTTTGTCAAGGTATTAAAATAAGAGCAATCTTTGATATACCTTGGGATCGTAAGAATGTTAAATTAAAATGTTTTTATGTTCCATATAATACAGATCAAGGTTCTCCAGATACATATGCTAACTTTTTTCATAATGTAACTGGTGAGAGTAGATTAGATCCAGTACAAAAGAAAAGATACCCTGGATTAAAATAT